AGGTACTGCTGATCCAGTCGCTCTTGGTGAAACATTCTCAGTATTAGGAACTTCAGGTCAAGGTATCACAACTGCAGTTACAGCTAACACAATCACAATCAATGCTTCTAATGCTTCTTCTTCACATAAGGGTGTTGCTAGTTTCGGTACAGACTTCACAGTTACAGCCGGTGCAGTTGCGTTATCAAACAACACCATTACAGTTGCTGGTGATACAGGTTCTAGTACAGTAGCTCTTGGTGCAACATTGAAAATTGCTGGTAGTTCAACAGTTACTACAGTTGAAAGCGCTGGAACAGTTACTGTTTCTGTGAACACAGCAGGTATTAACCTTGGTGATTTGCATGATGTTGGAACAGCTCCTGCAACAACTTCTGGAACAGCTCTTATTGCTGATGGTACTGCATGGCAAGCACAGAAGATTTATCACTTAGAAACAGTTGGAACAGCAGCTACTTCTTGGACTGTTACTCATGGTATTGGTCAGAAGTATGTTAACGTTACAATCGTTGATGATACTGATGAAGTTATTATTCCACAAAGTATCACATTTACAGATATAAACACAGTTACAGTTACATTTAATACTGCAGTTGCTGGTGCATGTGTTTGTATGGGGGTAAAAGGATAACAAATAAATACTTATAGGTAAGTCAAAGAGAGCGGATTTATCTCCGCTCTCTTTTTATTTGGAGATAATCATATGAACAATTTGGAGATTTTGGCATTATTAAAACGACACAAGTGGTTTGATAAGAGAGGACGAGTAAATAGTAATAAATCAAATTCGTTGAATCAAACAGATATAGAAGATAAAAATATAATCAAACAACACACGGTGTTTCTTCGAGATGGTGCATCCTGGACAGAACGAATTTTTTGTATTACACACAACATAACACATCAACACACGTGTTCAAATTCTAACTGCTCAAATCCGGTTGAGTTTTTAGGAAAAGAAGATAAACCATACCGAGAATATTGCTGTCTTCGTTGCATGCAAACAGATTCTATCATCATTGAAAAGAAAAAGAAAACTACAAAAGAACATTATGGTGTAGAACACCCAGCACAATCCCCAATGATTCTGGAAAAAATGCAGTCAACTAACTTATTGAAATACGGAAACAAAAATGCTTCTTGTAGTGAAGAAATTAAAATAAAACAAAAAGAGACAATGAAAACTCGTTATGGAGTAGAAAATCCGTCCCAAATAACTACATCACAAGAAAAAAAGAAACAAACAAATTTGAGTCGTTATGGAGTAGAACATATAATCCAAAAACCTGATATAATAGAAAGCAACAAAACAAAAAATGTAGAGCGGTATGGAGTAGAAAATCCTTTCAAATCTTCACAGTTTCAAAAAGAAATAAAGGGGTTAGTGTTTAAAAAATATGGTGTTCATCATGTAAGTGAATTACCTGGATATTTGGAAAAACGTATCCAAACAAACTTATCTCGATATGGAGTAGAGAGTACAAACCATCGTCATATAGACTCAAATACACTCCAAATATTAAAGAATAGAGAATGGCTCACTGAACAACACCATACCCTCAAACTTCCTCTTTGTTTAATTGCAAAGAACTTATCAGTTTCTCCACATACAGTTGAAACTCGATTTAAACTATATGATATCCCAATAAAATATTATTACACATCTTCTCATCACATTGAAATTGTTGAATTTATAAAATCTCTTTATTCTGGGCTTATTGTAGAAAATGATAGAACAGCAATCAATCCACACGAAATTGACATCTTATTACCTGAATTGAACATTGGAATTGAAGTAAACGGAATATTTTGGCATTCAGAACTTAATGGAAAATCTAAATGTTATCATTTAACGAAAACCAAAGAATCCCTAAACCGTGGAATACGATTAATTCACGTGTATGATATTGAATGGATCAATAAAAAAGATATCGTAAAATCAAGAATACAAACCTTATTAGATAAGAATAAAAAACTATTTGCACGTAAGTGTGAAATTAGAAATGTTGACTCAACACAAGCTACTACATTTGTTAACCAATATCATATTCAAGGGCACGTAAACTCGTCTGTTAAGGTTGGATTATTTTATAATGATGAATTGGTGTCACTTATGACATTTGGAAAACCACGATTTAACAAACACGTTGATTGGGAATTACTTCGTTTTTGTTCAAAAGCAGGATATACGGTTGTTGGTGGGGCGAGTAGATTATTTTATTATTTTATTAGAACATATAATCCAAAAACGCTGCTATCGTACTGTGATATGAGATACGGAATCGGTAATGTGTATGACAGATTAGGATTTAAACAAGAAAATTGGAGTGCACCCAACTATAAGTATTTCAAGAAAAATGCTTCAACGCAACTTTTTTCAAGAAACACGTTTCAAAAACACAAATTACCTGAACTATTAACCACATTTGATGCCAATTTAACAGAATGGAATAACATGGTCAACAATGGTTATGATCGAATATGGGATTGCGGAAATACTGTTTGGATATATTATAATGAATAAGACACCAAAAAGTATAAATACATGCATGAAATTACATCATATCAATTTAGGAGTCTGTTCAAATGAAATCGTATGGAGACCTTGACTTTAATAACAATCAAATGCAGAGAATGGCTTTGCAAGAAGAGTTAACTTTTCCAAATCCACCAGTAGTAGGACGTATCGCCTATGTTGGGAAACGTGTTTGGATTTGTGTTGAGGTCGTCTCAAATGTACCAGCATGGGTTCCTTTAACATCAATGAACAATACAGCAATTCACGATCAAGAAACAGCATCAGCAACGTGGACCGTTGTTCATAACTTAAATACAGGTAGTCCGCTTGTTCAAGTGTATGACACAACCGGTAATATGTTGATCCCTGGAGAAATTACTCCTACTGATAATAATACAGTTAGTATTAGTTTTGGTTCTCCTGAAACTGGGCGTGTTGTTGTGATGTTTGGAGATACTACAGTGTACCCAGTAGCTTAATGTAAAGGATAGTACGATGAAATTATATGGCGACTTGGACCTTAACGATAACCAAGCTCAACAAGCTTCTCTCCAAACGGAGTCAGCATTTCCTTTGACTCCGATAGAAGGACGTGTGGCTTTTAAAAACAAGCGAGTTTGGATTTGTGTAAACACAGGATCTCTCATTTGGATTCCTTTAGGTCCTTCACATGATACGTATGTGCACTCACAAAGTTCCAGTTCTACAACTTGGACTGTTTCTCACAACTTTGCAACTACAACATATTCAACAAATACTCCTTTATATCCAATGGTTCAGGTTTATGACACGAATGGATATCAGATTATTCCACAGGATGTTTCTTATGTAGATGATAATACCGTTCAAGTTAGTTTGGGGAACGCTACGACAGGCACCGCAGTTTGTATGTACGGTTCAGATGTGTATTATAGTGGGTTAATTACACCACAATACGCTTATGAATTTACCCAAAGTACTCCATCAAGCACTTGGGTTGTACGGCATTGGCTTGGCTATGTACCAACAGTTAGAGTATTTGATTCAATGGGTGCTGAAATTCAACCATCAAGAATTACAGTTGATGATGCGTTCCAAGTCACAATCACATTCTCAACCCCAACAGCTGGAACAGCTAGATTAGTGTAATGGAGAAATAAAATGGGACTTAAAACTATATTAAACACGTTTTACTTTGAGCAAACAACACCTGCTACCACTTGGGCAATCAACCACAACTTGAAAACAATCACTCCTGTTGTCGATTGTTATTTGAATGTGTCGTCTGTATGGACTAAGGTCATTCCGCTTGAAGTTCAAGTTGTAGATTCAAACAATGTTAACGTTGTTTTTTCTACAGCACAGACTGGCCGTGCCAAGATCGTCTAAGGAGATTATGAATGGTTTTTTTTAATCACACACAGATTTCTGCTTCTACAACATGGACGATCAATCACAATCTCAATAACCCGTTGGTTGGTTGTGATGTGTATGTTCATGATAATGGAGTGTTGGAAAAAATTCTTCCTCTAAACGTAGTAACAACAAGTAATAACACACTAACAATTAACTTTTCATCAGCAAGAGCAGGTAATGCTCGTGTTGTTGGATAATAACAAGTAGGAGAAAACATATGAATGCAAATAATACAAAATACCAAATGTTGTCCGAGTGGGAAGATGATGAAGATCTCTCTCCTTCTGAACGTGCACTTGTAGCAAAAGCTGACAAAGATTTGGCCAAACGAGGTGTCAAGGTTAAAGATTTTAATCCAGATAAGATTATTGGAAAGGGGAAAGAGTCCCATGAAGAAGAGGGTGATGAAGTTGCTCCTCAACACAAGAAAACACAGAAGCCGACTGAAAGAAAACAAGGAACAATTAAACTAGGAGCTGATGCTGCTAAGAAGAAAGAAACTTCTCGTGGAGAGCAAGCAGTTCAAGCTAGAAAGTTCTTACAGGATAATCCTTCTGCAACTCGTAAACAGTTTGCAACATTTATGGTTCAACATGGAACAGGAGCAGCATATGCAAGTACAATGTTCTATGCTCTTAAGAAAAAATTATCTGAAGTGTTTTTTATCACAAACGATCAGGGTCAAGTGTTAGCTGAAGGTAATGTTTGGACTGTGTTTGAAGATTATTCAACTCGTTTATTGATGTTTAAGAGTGAATGGAACGCAAAGAGCAGAACTCTACAGACTGGAGGAGAAGTTAACAACTTTTCTTTAAAATGAAATTATTGGTGCAGAGGTATAAGCAAGGGTGAAATTCATCGAATTTCACCTTTCTTTTTGTGATGTTTCTTTCAACGTTAAATTTATAAATACAAAACAACACTAAAAGTATATGGAGCAGTTTAGATGAAAATAAATGAATATTCCCTTCCAGTGAGTGTATTGGGACACGCTAAAATTATTGATGACTTGGGTCAAGTTCATGTAGATGAAACTAACGCTGTACATCCTCAAAATTTATCTCGAATTATCTCCAGAGCCTTGGCTCACGAAAATAATTCATACGTATATAGAATGGCTTTTGGAAATGGTGGAACTATTATAAATGCCGCAGGACAAATTGCCTATAAAACACCAAACGATGGACAAGCTCCTGATACTGCGGGATGGAGATCCCAATTATATAACGAAACATACTCTGAAGTTGTTGATGAAATAAGTTTATTAGATGGAACTGGACCGGGCTCTGATCCTACAAATGACCCATCAAAGAATTCAGTAGTTAGTCAAGATAATGGGTTAACATCTTCAGTTGTTATTACATGTACACTTAATCCATTTGAACCATCAGGTCAAACAATCACTGACCAATTACCACCTTCAGAAAATCCTCAAGATGCGTTCGTGTTTGATGAAATTGGTTTATTTACTTCTGGGTCTTCGTTAATTAATACTGCAGGTTATCAGGATATTAATGTGGGGACTAAGTTTGATACAAGCGTAACTGGACTTACTCAAAACACCGTATATACTTTCAGTATTACTGTAGATAGTGGAACAAAGCAAGTTATAACTTTTAATACAGGTACTGGTTCAGGTGTGGGTGGTGAATTGTTGTACAGTGACTTGATAGAAATACTTAATGTTCCAGGAACAATGTCGGGTTGTATAGCACAAATTTCAAATACTTCTGGTACTGTGAATACTTATGGTGCTCTTCGATTCGTTTCCAATTCTGTTGGTTCAACCTCCACTGTTGTCGTCGATACAGTAAATCCTCCACCAAACTGGATGTTTAATTCTTTGGTTGGATATTTAGCAGTTGAAACTGCTGTTACTGGGCAAGGTGCTGGATTACAAAATAATACAACAGACTCCAACTTAGAGGGAGAACGACTTTTAACTCATTTGATATTCAGTCCTGTTCGCAAGAGTCAGAATAGAACCTTAACTATTATATATACCCTTATTATTCAGGTAGCCAGAAGCACTGCATAACCTTTAAATCCATGTAATATTTACTCCTGTGTGAACAAAAATAAATAAACTACACAGGAGTAAATATTACATGGAATCACAAACACATCAAATCATTGAAGATTACCAAAACGGAAAACAACTAAAAATTCTTGCACGTGAACACGACTGTTCAGTGGATAAGATAAGGTGGTTGTTACAGAAAAACAATGTATGGAAACCTGCAAAACCACGCAAGTGCTCGATAGATGAACAACAAGTAATACAATGGTATACACAAGATTTAAGTATAACCGAAATTGCGTCTAGGGTTGGAACGTCAACTCAACCCATCGTTACAGTGTTGAACAAACATAAAATACGAAAACCAGTTAAATTTAAAGAACTGTCATATAAAAATTATTTAATCGCTATTAATAAAGCAAGTTTTGTTGATTTAGTGAATGAACACATCACTCAATCTAATATCATGAAAGCTTTAGATTGTGGTCAAAGTATGGTTGTGTCTTTATGTAAATTACATGATATTACACTACACAACAGCTCAACTGGAAAGAGTTTACTGTCACAAAAAAATGCTCAATATCCTTTAACGAAACAGGTTGTTGAAGATTTATATTACAACAAACGAATCCCGCTTACCCATATAGGGAAATTGGTTGGAGTTAGTACTGGATATCTTCGCAAACATGTAAAGATGTGGGGGATTAAAACAGAAGGGACTGACATCCGATTATCTGCTGAATTTAATGACTTGAAAAATGATGATGATGTTAAAGATATTTTAACAAATATGGTTAATAATATGTCTTTAACAGAAATATGTTCAACATTTGGTATAGGTAAGGATACATTTGAAAAATTAATTAAATCACAAAGTGTTAGTTTTCCCACAAAATACAGGTCAGCAGGTGAACAACAAGTTGAACAATTTGTTCGTTCTATTGTAGGAGAAGATATTATCATATGTGACAGACAAATAATACATCCACAAGAACTTGATATCGTTATTCCCAACCACAAGATAGCAATCGAATATTGTGGGTTATATTGGCACTCGGATGCTGTTAAAGATGATAGATATTATCATGTTAAAAAATTAGAAAAGTGTAGAGAGCGTGGTTACAAATTATTAACAATATTTGAAGATGAATGGATTAACTCTCCAGAGACAGTAAAGTCAAAGATATCACACATATTAGAGCACTCTAATTCTTTGAGAATCAATGCGAGACAGTGTAATATAAGAAGCATAGAAGCATATCAAAAGAATTCGTTTTTGAATCAGTTTCATATACAAGGAGCAGACAAAGCAAAAGTATCTTTAGGTTTGTTTTTTGATGAAGAATTGATTGCAGTTATGACATTTTCAGCTCCATCCCACCTAAAAGGCGGAAAAAATAAAATAAATGGAGATGGAAGTTGGGAGTTAAATAGATTTGCAACCAATTCAAAATATGTAGTCCGAGGGGCCGCCGGAAAATTATTAACACACTTCAAGAAAAATCATAATTGGACGCACATATATAGTTATGCGGATAGACGGTGGTCTACAGGCAACTTATATGAACAGCTTGGTTTTACACTAACATCATACAGTAAACCAAATTATTGGTATATACAAACTCAAAAAGTTGCTAGATTGTACAGATACAATTTTAAAAAATCAAATTTAGTAAGCCTGGGGTTTGATCCAAACAAAACAGAATTTGAAATTATGAAAGAACGAGGATACCATAAGTTATGGGATTGTGGTACTATAAGATTTGATATATGGAAAAAATAAAACCGCCCGAAGGCGGTTTTATTTTGTCTGTTGAAAATGTCAACGTCCAGTTCTACCACGTCCTGCCTTAGCAACAGCAACTGCCTCACTAAGTTGATCAGAATTATCTGAAAGATTATCGGATAATTCTGTTTGGTTTCCGTAAGGGTTTGGAGCTGTAGGAGCACCAAAACGTCCACTTCCAAAAGGAACAATCTGACCAGATGGTGTTCTAACTTTAACAAGTTGGTTAAAATATGTTAATGCATTAATACCATTTCCGAGAGTAATTTGAGACATGAGATCCCAAAGTTCATACAGCTCAGAGTTACGGTTTTTAAGTACATTTAACAATCTTTGTTTGTCAACTGTATCGAGTGGAGACACAGGGAAAAACCACGTATGTCCATCGTTTGATCTTTTCATGATAGCACATTCTGTCATGATACCACCTTCTAATTCCAACCACTCCAAATGTCTGTATTTTCCCTTCATTTTGAATCTCCTATAAAAGTTGTGTTTAATCACAACTTTATTTACATATCAAAAATTGAGGGAGACCAATCGTATTATATACACGAAAGTTCTTTGAATATATTATCGAAGTCTTCTTTTGGTATATAGTAGGGGATGCGAATTAAATATATGTTATTTTCAATTGACCAGTTATTTTTGAGAATGTCTCTGTACTGTCCTCTCATATATTCCGAGATTGACTGTTCTTCTGTCATACCATTAAACTTTACGGGTGTAAAATGAGATTCACCATCATATTCTATTAATATGTTTTGCTTTGTTAAATAGAAATCAAAACGGAGTTTTTTATTTGTGATATCATTAACACACGTTTCGAAGGTTTTTTGTTGTTGAAATGATATTCCGAATTGCTCGAGTCTTTGTTTTATTAATCTTTCACCTTTTGACATATTACATTTCGGACAACCAGTTTTTCCAGACACATGAGCGTTTGGAGGAACCCAGAAAGGTCCGTGTTTTGCACATATTACAGAAACCTTCTCAAATGTAGTATTATATTCAACTTGTGAATAATCGTATATGTTTCCATGAATACTTGTAGCATCAGCTATAAAGTCACTCAACACTTTTTGCCTTTTGTTTCTATATGAAATTCTACTACATTCTGGACATCCACGTTTGTGCTTGACAGAAGTATGTTCCTTGGCTACTACTGAAAATATACCATGAGAAGGACATATGATATTTACGGGGTCGTAAGTTCGTGTATATATCGTTTGTGAATAATCATACAATTCACCATGTATATGTCTGGACTTCTCGATGAATGTTTTTGTATTTAATGAATTTTTAATTGATGTACAATTAATACCACACATTTTACATCCTTGTTTTGCTATAGTATGGTTATTGGGTGTTTGTGTGAACTTTCCATGGGTTGGACATATTATAGTTACTGGAGACTTAGAGTTAACATACACAACCTCAGAATAATCATATTTGTTATGATGAATTAGATTTGATGTTTGTATGAATTGTTCTGATGTTAATTTTTTCGGCATGTGTAGTAATCAACTATTAACGAATACGTTAGGAGAACCTGATTGAACATTACCACCATGACATGAAACACAACAGTGACCCTCATGGGGATCTCCAACTCTTGCTGTTTCTATATTATTGATGAATACGTTAGGAGATCCACTAACAACAACCACAGGAGGAAAGCACGAATGTCCATTGGTTTTATCTACATTTATTCTAGTTGCTGGAATGTTGTTGGCAAATACGTTTGGACTTCCATGTCCTTCAGTATCTCCACATGTGAATGGGTCTCCAATTCTACAAATTGATGGCATTTTTAACCTTTTGCATAAATATAAACGTATTTATGGAGCATTATAATGGAACAAATTATCACCGGAATGTCTAGTATTGGACATTTTTTACTCTCTTTGCCCTTTTCAACTGCTACATGGTTCATTATATGCATTCTAGCGTTTTTTGTGTGGTTGTTTGTTCAAGGAGACAAAAATCCAAATAGTCCCGTTCAGTGGGAACATTTGATCGTTGATTATACAACAAACAGGACGTCTCCATATAAATTAGGATATTTAATAGGCCTTGTTGTCTCCACCTGGGTTGTTATCAGTTTAATGGATAGGTCGGCTTTAACGATCGATATTTTCGGAATCTATCTTACTTACTTAGTCGGTGGAGCTGGTTTTAATGAATGGTTAAAACATGGTGGTGGAACAGCAGGAGAGTTTGTTAGCAAGAGTCTTCCTCCACAAGTAGGAGGAGATTCATCTTTACCAGGACCTGGATCCCTTCCAGTATCCTCCCCGAATGTTACACCGTCGGTTGATACTACCACTAATGTAGAACCTGCTACATAATTAGAATAGTATCTACTGAACTACCACGTTTATAAAATCTTGTGTTGTTTTATTATTTTTTGCACCACGTCGTAGAATCCCACATAGTTTACACCCTTCTCCTCTCAGATGGGCATTTGGAGATATGTGGAATATTCCATGAAGATGACAGACAACGTCAACTTTAACATTACTGTGAGTGTATTGTGTTAATGAATAATCATATTTAAAATCGTGGACTAGTTGTGCTTCCGTTATGAATTGTTCTGTACTTTTATTTTTCACTTCTGTGTGATTTATCCCATCAATAATGGGATAAAGGTTTCTAATTGATTAGCAACCTTTTTCAGTTGATATTTGCCTAAAAACCGTAAAAAGTGGAAATGAGAAAATTGTCCTGTGTTATCTATTTCATAGGAAATTGTTTCAAATATTTTACGACGAACACATTGTGGCTGTTTTGAAAGATCCATTAACATTTCATTTTCTTCAAACAGTTCCTTAACAGATAGTTCTTTCCCTGTTTGATTTTTCCATACGTCATTCATTATATTAACACGTTTGTAAGGATCATCATAAGCTTCTTTGATTTTGGTAGATCTGATCCTTGGATAAGCCGCTTGAACATTATCACCAACATCTCCTCGAATACATTTATTGAACATAAAGAAGTCAGCATCATTATCCCACTCCTCTAACGTTCGATTTTTTCCAGTGGTTGGATCCACCAGCTGCACATTTGGATATCTCAGTAACTGTAACATGTCTTTATCAGCAGTAACAATAACAACTTCATCCTCTTCTGAATATACTTCTACCATACCACTGATTAGATCGTCAGCCTCGAGTCCATGCGCGGCAAGGCACGCGATTCCAGTATGTGACCTCATTAATTGTTCAAAATCGTTAACGAATTCTAAAAACGTTTCATATCGTTTACGTTGACTGGGAGTCATATTTTGTCTTCTCTGGCCTTTATATATTTTTCCAGAATAACACAAGTCAGATGTAGTATACCACTTTCTCCAATTCTCACGATCAAACACAAATACAGTTTTTGATGGTTTATATATTTTGTGGTACTTGTTTAATGTGATCAGAGATGTGTGATACGCAAGAGCGTTTAACGTTTCAATATCCTCTTTTGCGTTTACAAAAAACGTTTTATGTAGAATATTGCTCATATCAATCAATAATATTGTGTCCATAATTTATTCAACTCTAATATGGTAGTCTAATCTGTGTCCTTCAGGATAAGAACAACAGCTTGGATAATGTAATCCTGTCAATGCACTATATTTAATTGGGTGATGGATTTTATTGCAATCAGGACACATCCAAGCAAAACCACCCCTAGGAGGAATTCCCCCCAATGATATTCCAGTAAGTCGTTCAAGTCCTAGAATCCACTCTTTTCGATAAGTGTAACGATCATTAAATAATTTCGCTATTCGAGTTTTTTCTCGTTTTTCAACATCTTGCTTATGTTGTTCTCTAGATAAAATGATAGCTTGTTTTAATATTTTAAAGATAAACATCATGTCATTCAAACGTTGTTGATTGGTTTGGATTCATGTTTTCTACCAAATGCTTATACAGGTGTGCAAGCCATTTTTGTACGATTGTTTCATCACTGGTACCCGTATACCCATTCCGTTTTAAATAGTCCACAAACGCATCGTTCCAATCCAATTCAATACGAATACCATACTTAGGATCAATGTGTTCGCCGATTACTTGAACCCATGGTTCAGTACTATCCTTTCCCTCTGGATTTTTCTTCTTTTTTCTAAAGATATTAAACATGTAATTCCTTTGGTTTAATAATATTTACGCCTGTTAAATTGAAGGGAGAACGAATACATCAAGACCATAAACAACCAGTTTCATAAAGCCTCTTTCTCCAACCTCAATTCGTTGTGTTGCATCTTGTTTAAACAACGCTGTTAATGTTTTGAGTGGATATCGATGAACAAACTCACTCTTTGTTTTAGTTTCAATATTAACAGCTTGGGCTGAAAATTCATGCACAAATATATCTCTGTTTATATCAACCAACTCGAAACGCATTCCTGATGTTTTATCACTAATGACAGTTACGTACTCGACTCCCATCGCATTTTGGGCTTTGATTAAAGTATCAACTCCATCCGCATTTAACACGAATTCATACGTCATAACATCTTTGATTGATTTAGGAGCTCTTATTGTGGTGGAGTTTGCACAGCGATATTCTACTTTAATATTTTTCGCTTTAAATATAAGTTGAGATATTTGGTTTGTACCAGACTTTGTATCTAATTCAGCTTCTACGATAAGTTGATCTCTACCATCAACTAATCCATATCTTGACGTGAATAGATCAAGACGTCCGATTCCAATTCCACTAAATTCAAAAGTTGGGACATTATTCGAATGACAAATAACTACGGTTTTATTATCATCCATCGCTCGTACTATACCTGGTTCAAACGCAATAGATTCAATTCCAACCAACTTTGCAACCTTAATCGCATTTCGGATGTAATCAACAATATTTTTAGATAACTTCATATGATTTATTCTTATAATTTTATTTAGTATACAACTTTGGTATGGTAAAATCAACGATAATCAAAATTCTAATAAATCGTTTATCAGCTGTTCTTTATACATATCTTCTTCGCTAACCCATTCTGAAATTATTAACCCAAGTTCGTCCTGTATCCATTGGGCTAGAATTCGTCTGTGGCAAAACTCTCCAGGTGATTCATAACAAAGTAAACGGGAGTTATCAGGAAGGGCATCCATTACACGATCAGGAGTAAACCTTCGTTTAGATAACAAATTGATATATTGTTCTGTATATTGAGCATGAGTTAATCTTCCAGATTTTGATTGATTAACCATGTCCCATGTTGGAGCCAGTTGTGGTAAACACTTTCCCACATACCATTCAGGTGGTTTAACACTAATAGCATATGAAAGTGCGTATTTTGCACTACGGACGTAGTTTGAAGTGTAAATCATTTGTCAGGAGTAAATGATCTTAAGGTGCCTGGAACGTTCCAAAAATTGCACCACATACGTTCTGTTACGTATTGGTTGATCTGTTGGTGACTGACTACACCACAATTTTTTAGTTGGGAATTTTTTCCTGGCATAGTGATAACACCACCTTTTTGGTTTGCAATATCTTTTTTATCTGTTGGTGTCAGTCCACCAAATTCATTAAGTTCATCTTTCGATACTTTTACGGATGGTTTTGTTTGAGAGAACGAACAATTTTTACAGGTTGTCCCTGCAACTCGTTCAACTGTTCCATTTGCATTTTTTAAAATCATTTTCGCTCCTACTTTAGGTTACATTAACTAACTTCTTTTTCAATCATTTTCTTCGCAGTAGCTAAATCTTTAAGTCGCTGCTTACTGCTACTAGCTCCCAATATTACAATATCATACAATTTTTCTCTTATATTCATCACGACAACCATACACTTACCTGCTGCTTGTGTATATCCTGTTTTTGATAGAACGATATTAGTCCACTCACCAGAACGAATATATGCATTTGTATTATAAAACACTTTATCAGATATTTCGTTCTTAGCCATAGAAGCATATTGAGTAATCACAGGAAACTGTTTAGCATAATTCATTAATTTTGTTAAATCTGCTGCTGTTGAATGGTTCCTTGCGTCAAGACCTGTTGGTTCTATGTATAAGGTTTCATTCATTCCTAACTTAGTTGCTGTTTCATTCATTGTATTAATGGCAACAGTTAATCCTCCAGGATATGTTCTCGCTAAAGCGTGAGCAGCTCTATTATCCGAAGACATGAGAGCCACATTCAATAGTTGTCCACGTGTGTATTTCTCGCCTACTTTAAGCCTTGAAGATGCGACTGCATCCTCTTCGGTTAATTGTATTTGGTCATCCATAGGAAGGTTATTCTCAGCAATAATAGTAGCAACCATTAGTTTGGTAATAGAAGCAATTGAAGAAGGTTTTTCAACATTTTTTTGAAAAACGATATTCTGCTCATCAACACTCTTTATAAACACAACACGAGAAAAAAATGGAGACTTGTTATTTAATTTAGTTGCAATGTGTAGATGTTTTCGTGTGTGATAATGTTTGTGGTGTTTATTAGCTAATGCGTTTGTTGAAAATACTAAAGAACAAATCAACAAAGCCAGTTTAACGTTTTTCATTTTATCTCCAATCAAACGTATATTTAGAATTCAAGCATCTCTTCAACGAACATACTCTGTCTACTAGGAGCTTCTTTATCAATTGCTGTCAGAATCTTCTGAATTGTATCATCTACCAATTTCTCAATCTGCAGTTCTTTATCAATGATCGGAATGAAGTTATCAATAAACCACTGTGGAAGGATTACCAAATCAGTTGGTACTGCAATTGCTTTAAATCGACCAAACATTCTTGTCAAATAAAACACTTTGATTTTCATATTTGAAGTAATTTCAGTACTTTCTTTATCTCCATGTTCGAGTAACATTGTATTCCAAAGAATTGCAGCACTCACATGCCCTGGTAATCTAGTTTTACTATCAAGTTTCCAAGCTGAAGTGTAGTCTTCGACACCTTTGATTCCTTTTGGCAGTCCAATCGTCGTAATATCAGATGTATTCATTAATTCAACTTTAAAATCAACAATATCTCTTGCAATAAGAGTCCAATCGTCACCCTTTAATAGTCGTTCAACAAACGATGAAAGTTTTTTTGCGATTGGCTTTGGTAGGGTAGTCTTTTTTAATTCAAGACCCATAATCTTCAGTTTGTCGACGTTGTGACCATCTAAATCAACAAGATGGAGGACATACCGTTTTTTATCAACAAAAATTCCACGATCTGAAACCACTTCTCTGTTTGACTTTATCAAATCATCGTATCCTGGATTACACAAGAATGCCTTTTGCATAAACGATTGAAATGAATCGTTTACTACAGTGGCGACAGCGTCAGCAGTTTGTGTAGCTTCGAGTTGATTTGTAGCATGCGTTTTGAAGTAAACGCTGTTGTGTAGCAGAATGTTGTTCCCAAAGAACCAAGGCTTAGTTTGATCCTTCATCCCAAAATCATATACGTACTCTTCATCAAACGTACCAGATCTCTTAACAGTCTGTATGCGTGTTTTTACTATTTTGTATGTTTTTCCTTCGGATGATATCATAATCGTTCTCCCATATAGTTATTAAGGTATACCCTAAACTTCGTAACAATTCCTCACGTTGAGTTGTTTTTGCGAATAATTCTCCTGCGGTGAGTTTGCTGTATGGATGACAAAGTTCATTTGGTTCAAATTTTGTTGGATTACCATGCCATATATCACCATGAAATTCATATATCGTATTTGTTTGTATACAATATCCGTCTACATGAAGTCTCGTTCCAGGAATACGGAATTCACCCCCAGGCTTGAGTGCGTGTTGAATCGTGATGTTGTACGTGTTTTCCATTTGAGTTAACCATTCTATGCTCTTTCTGGAAAATGATACTCGGTTGCACCCTGGACAACACACGTCACATAACCAGTGAAGTTCAGGTGTCTGATAAAATTGTCCGTGTATTTTACATATTATTGGTATTTTAGTATACGTATTTTTAATAGTGGTTACGTTTGAGTAGTCAAAAGTATCCCCATGAACTAACTTAGATCTTTCAATAAAGTCAGAAATAGATACACGTTTAAGTCCAGAACAGGCTGGACAACCGTGACCTTGGAGATGTGAGTCTGGCTGTTGAGTGAACTTACCATGAACGTGACACAGAATATTTACCGCTGTAGAATTATTAGAGTATTCTACCAATGTGTAATCATATTTGTTATTGTGTATTAACTTTGATTTTTCAATAAATTCTGTTACGTTGCTCTTTTTGTTCCCCGAACAAGCAGAGCATCCTTGTTTATTATTCAGGTGGTTGTTGGGAAATTGAACAAACTCTCCATGTTCAGGACAAACAATACTAATTTTTTCAAAAGGCGACTTGTAATCTGTTAATGAATAGTCATACTTTTCTCCATGTACCTTTCTTGCTTTTTTTATAAAACTATGTTTGTTTGTATTATACCCACTACATGTAGGACATCCAGATTTACGAGATATGTGATTCGTTGGAAGACTCCAAAACGACCCATGTTGTCTACATATTATCTCTATCTTGATTTTCGAACTTATGTAAATAGATTTTGAATAATCATATTTGTCACCATGGATGCTCTGGGACGATACGATGAAATCATGTAGAGTATATTTCATACTTCTACACACGTTATTAACAAATCACCACAAATAATATTTTCGGGTTTAACTTCAATCAACTTTCCTTCACGTTCTACCATTACAGAATGGTCACCGGTAATTTCAACAGAATCACCATGCTCACTTTGTATTAACCATTTTTCTTTACTGACCAGATGTCTGTATATGTATTCAACTTCTCCCATGTATGGGTTCTGATTAATCGGATCATATGTGAGAACTTCTAAATTTTGTGGTTTGCACGTAAAGTTGTTACAGTTATCAGATGAGTACATATTAAACAACGTCTCAATCGTTTGATCTCCTTGGTTTGTGATGTGAACAGTCGATCCAACAACTGAGTCAGTATCTGAATATATTATCGATTCAGATGGAAACGTTCTCCCCATTTTATTGAAACTATCCTCATCAAAAGGAGGTTCTATGTTATACTCACCATCAAGAATCTCTGCTGTTTTTTTAATTTGATGTTTTAGAACTATTCTTCCAGTCCCGGTTACAGACTCTCCTCCATTTAACGAAAAAAACCTGAAGTAAAAGTTTGTAATAGCTCCATAAAAACTATTACTCTTAATTTTCATTACATATTGCAGACGATCATAGTATGCACATAGTTCCTCTAACTTACTCTTTTCGTCTGGATCTGTGCAAGCCTCTGCATCAGCATAGTACTTTGCTTTTAACTTTTGATACTCTTTGCGTTTATTGATCCACGATGATAGAATTGCTGGGAAAACTCCAGGTGTGTTTTGGTCAAATACTGTTCCAAACCCACTAACAGCCCACTTTTTATTTAATAAATATTTCTTCCATTCTACTGCTGTCCTAGTCTCTACTTCACCTGTATCATATTCAAGTGTAAGATCATCATCGGTATTATTAAAAATTCGTTCCCAATCATTTACTTTATCTGAAAATTGTCCAATCAACGTTTCAGGTGAAATGTTGATACTTCGTATACTTGCTGGATATAGTCCACCAATATCGATACTTCCAATCCATTCATGCAATCCGATCTGTGGTAATAGAACATATGCTCCTTGAATCTTTCCATCTGGTTTATCTCCATCCCAATCTGGAACTTTTACGTCTAGCTCGTAATGACAGTAGTTTACAACAGCGAAGTCAGACAACTTCAATGTACCAAACACATCCTTAAATTGGGATGTGGATGAATGACACATTACGTTTGCTAAAGAAATATAACCTAATTTTTTCTCAAACCCTTTAAGGATTTCCGTATCTCTAATATTATATTTGATGAAATGATTAAAATCTTTCTTATATAAGTCTGCTAATGAACCCTCATATTCCAATTTTGGTAGATGTGGTAACACTTCCTCTGCAATCGATTCTAATTTATATGATGGTCTTTCAGCAACCTCATATTTTTTGAATAAATTCATGTAATCAAGATGTACTCGACCCGACAAATCACACGCAATCTGCTGTTGTTTGAACACCTCAACTTCTCGATAACGAGGCATGTCAGCCCCCTCAAAAGATAATCGTCGTAGCTGACTTTTTCCTAAAGTTTTTTCAATCCGTTTAGCAATATATGGCATATCAAAGAAGTCACTATTGTGAGTCTTTGTTCCCTTTGAATAAAAATAATGAGTATCTGTCTCTATGTCCATCATTGGGACTTTGAGGTCGGAAATATTAATATCACAAATCCTTGTGTACAGAGACTGACCTATAACTTTAAAAGTTGTTTGTTTAGCCTTTTGGTTTGAATCTCTTTTTAAAATAGGATGGTAGGTAGAACATATCGTTGTCCGTCGTTTAAGTTTTAGTGTAGGTATATCCAAAACAGATAAATTTAAAAATCTAACCACATTTGGTCTTATTGACGTGATAATTCCGTTCCATAAACATAATTCAGCCAAGGCACTTGTGTCATTATTATAATTGCACAACTCAACGCTGTTCGATGAAACATATCCATCTCCGTCTAACAACCCAGCCAAAAAATAATAAAATTGTTTTTTTGATAGCGTTGATAGTTTTTCTACATTCAGTCGTTTTTTCGTATCTTCGTAGATTAAATTATGAACTTCTTTTCCCAATAGTGAAAACTCGATCACTCTTGAATAACATCTCTTGTGAGGCCCAACTAACTTTGTTGTAACTAAAGGTATGTTGTTAAGAACTTCACTATCTGATTGATACACCACATACCCAGTATCAATTACATTATTTTTGTCCTTTAGTGTTCCATCAGTGTAAATTAACCCAGCCAAATATAGTTGTTCATTAGTAAACAACGGGTTGCATGTATTCGTATTATTACGAACACACGATTCTGTAAATATTGAATAGCCATCATTCATCAACGACACCATTTGGTTTACAGAAATATCCACCCGTTGAACTATTTTGTTTTGTAGATTTGTGTATTTTTCATTAGGTACCAACAACACTGGAAATCTGTGTTCTGGAGAACACTCAAATGTGTGTCCCAACGCAGTTGTAATGGTTGTAAGTTGTTTATCCATTATATCAGACTTACGGAGTACAGTAGAGTCATACAATTGTGACCCAATTTGTCGGAACGGGACGATTTTATCTCGAAGCCACACATTTTGTGTCTCAGGAATACAGTTCCAACCAGATAATATGTCAGAGTCTTCAATTTCATCTAACAATATATTTAATAATTCCTTCTCATTACGAACAAACACAATTTCAGACAATTCTCGTAATGACTCGTCGAATGTTGATTTGTCCCACTTTGGAGGAGGAACAGCAATAACAATAGATCTATCTGTATGTATATGATGTAGAGCAACAGCATTTATTGGAGCATATGGATTTTTTGTGGAAGAGAATCCAATTAATGGATTATAATCAACCTCAATATCCAACAACGTCACATTCAACTTTGGAGGAGTTACATTATAATAAAATTGCGAAAGTATCTTTATGTCTGGATTTATGTCAGACTCATATAACGGTGTTCTTGATAGTTTTCTTTTTGTATTTTGAAATTCTTCATTTGAATCAAACTCAATTTTTCTGAGCTTTTTTCCAAAAATACTTTTATATTTACCTTTTTCATCTTCTATATAGAAATGATAAGGAGCAGGATATTTCTTGACATCCCGAACCCCATTATTTCGTTCCCACACAATTACCTCATCGTCTGAGCGACGATACAAAGCAGATATGTAACTCATTGGTCTTCGCTGATTCCTTCAACGATAGTTTGATAAAGATCTTCAAATTCAGAATTTTCTGCTTTGACTTCATCAAATGCATGTTTGTACATTGTTTTTGCCATCTTGCCTGTGTATTTTGGAGCAATACCAAACTGTTTTTTGATTTCGTCTTTAATTTCCTTAATAGACACCTTCTCATCATCTGCCCGTCTCATTGCATGGACAATTTCTTCAAGCATCGTTCTAAGTTTTTCTCGGTCCGCTGGGGAAGAGGGAGCTGCATTTGTGACGGGGGCTGTATCTGGTTGTTTTTTTGGTCGAGCCATTTTATTCTCCTTATAAGTAAAACTTTTTATTAGCGTTAATTATAACACCAGAAGAATAACATGACAACTAAATCACGAAGCTATATATGTTCCACCATATTTTTCATATGCTGCTTTAAGATTCTCAATACATATATATCCTTGTCCATAATGAGGTCCTAGTGAGGCCCACTCCAGTTGACATTTTTCAATAGCATCTTCAAATCTTCCTTGTTTGACGTCGGTGAGAGCTCCTCTACCATTTATCAAATATACAGCTCCTATGTCTTGGTTTACGGGAGAAAAATCAGGTAAGTGTTTTGCACTGACTATACCATTCCACGTCTTATATAGGAACTGATATGCTCCTGCAGCACTGGATGTTGGTTGACCATTAGCCCAATGAATTGCTGCGTTTGGATGTTTACTATACCCACCTGTAAAATGAATATTGCCACTATAACCAGTACTATTAAATGACCCAGAGAGATTGTGAGCATTTGCATATGCTTGAGCCTCAGAAGCAGTTGAGAGAACAGTGCCTGAGTTTGTAAGTTTTCCATTGACAACACGAGTCCAACCATCAGGAGCTGCAGTTCCTTCTGCGAAGCGAATTGTTTTAAGAAAGGCTTTGACGTTTGTACTACCTGTTCCACCATCAGTTCCATCTAAAACAACTGGAATACCACGGGTAACACATTTAGACGTTGATGAATTTTTTTGTTTAACATTGGAAGCGCTTTTAGCATCTGATGCTGTTCGTTTACCGTTTGTTCCGGGTGACGATGACATATTGTGATCTTTTTCTGTATAGACGTCTGAAACAGCATCTGAAGTTACATTTGGTAAGAGAGTAAGTTTTTGTTTAAATATTCCATCATCAAAGAAATTTTCTATAACGTATATCTGAAAAATTCCATCGTACCAAAATGGGTTTCTGAATCCACGTTCTGGAATAGTTTCAAAATTAACATATCCTGTATTGGGGTCGATTTGAGGCATGAACACATTAATTTTTGCATATGCTGGCACCTCTCGCATGTAATCTTCTTTGCTAGGCCCTTGTGTTGTATCTATTAACAGTTTTGGGTTTATAGTGCACTGATCAAATAACCGAGGATTACCCATTATTGTAATTGTTGTTTGAGCTACTTCGTACTGAGTATAAGTTCTCATCATTGACAAAAACATTTGATATGAAGATGGATCTTTTAGTGGTAGAGATTTTGTGTATCTTACTAGTTGTGGTTGACTACCAGTGGTTGTGTTTGACTTTGATTCTGGAGCAGTAGACTTATCATCTGGAACTTGATTTGTGTTCTTTTTAACCCCATCAACTGGAGTTGTTGATGTTTGGGTTTTTTGTGACAGATTTTGAGGTGGGGTTACTGTATTACTCAGTAACGCCAATCCATTTGTCATTACCATCTGATAATCAATTATATCATCATTGATTCCAGAAAATACAAAATCAAACTCTAACAAGTTTGCTCTCGATAACTGTTGTTGTAAAAAGTCATTAAAGCGTTTGCTGTCCAAAGATGATGAATTTGAGGCAGTTGAATCCGAAGTTGAGTCTGATTTAGTTTCAGCTTGATCATTTGTACTCTTGAACACTGTCTTTGGTACTTTTTGTATTTCATATAAGTATTGAGTTTGAATTTGTCCTTTTGCATTCACAAACTGTTTCGTATATGTAAAGATGTTGGGAATATATGTGGTTGCAATACCATTCTTATCATATTCAGTTGGTTTTTGATCTTCCAAAGCTTTTTTACATGTAGCAAACGCATGCATGATTAGATCTTGTATTTGACTGCCAACTGCTGTACACATAGTCCAATTATCAGGATTTTCTTCCTTGTTTTTATCATGAACTTGATCCTGTACTATATAATCTTTTGTTTGGTACAGTGACGTTGGTGCAATGGTTATGGTGTATATAGGAGCAACTTCGTTTTTCTTCTCTTCGTCTAATTTCTTTTGGGTGTCTGCACTGTCTTTTTGAAGAATTCTATTGAAATTATCAACAAAATCTTTAAACGTCCCTCCATGTACAGTAAAGGTACTTGTACCAATCATAGATGCTGTAGGTAAACTTGCCCCCGCATTCATGGTAGGTACAGCTTCTATGGTGTATGTTGTTTGAGAGCTTGTAAAATCCATAGATATGCTTGTAAAGGCAAATGTTATAGGATTGTACCCAGAAAGAATCTCAACTGTTCCATCACTTTTATGACCAACAAAAAATACTTTAAGAACGTGTATAGCCTGGCCTGAACTTTTCATATTCAGTTGATTACAAGCACCCAATATATACTCAACGTACCTAACTCCAAACGGTTCGATCAACGTCATCTTTAATTCATCAGAGGGGTTACCTGTAGTTCCAGGAGGGTTTGCTGTATTTTCTGATGTACTTGTTCCTCCTCCAAAATAAGACCTCAGATATACAGATTTAAAAACGATATTTGAGTCTGTGGCTGTATTTGAAATAATGACATATTTAGATTCAGGTAAACCTTTGGATCCACCTAAAGTTTTAAGACCAAATCTTGGACCTTCCCCAATCAAGTCAGGATGAGTATATATGTTCATGTCAGAACCACCAGCAGCCATTAAATTCTGTATAATTTGAGTAGAGTCACTCACAATATGAACAAATCGATATGAGTATGTTCTAAACTGTTTTAATGGATTGGCCTTAGGATTGATAGTAGGATCATCAGAGGAATAATCTGGGTTAAAATCGTGTACCTCATTGGCTTGTGTAGTCGACGATTGTGATGGATCGCTCTGTGGTTGATTGCTCGAGTTATTTGTTACATTCGCCATTTATGTTATCTCTGTTTTTACTCTATATACAGTTGGAAGTCTGATCATTGTTCCAGTTACAAACTCTATATTAATATCGATTATATTATTATATTGTAAAATGAACCAAGTGTAAACCGGTGAACCATAAACATCATACGCTAGTAAATCAGGACGCTTATTGTATTTTGACTCAATTGTGTACAACACATCTTCTTTGCTGATTGGAAACACGTATCGTTCCCACCAATCTAATCGATTTGGGTACGATACAGTTTGACCTCCCTTATTATATCTTGATTTTGTAATAGTGAGTGAGTTTTTTGCCATGTTTAGAATCCATCCAATACACCATTGGCATATTTAGCTAAATTAAATACATTAACTTCTCCAGGTGAATGAGTTTCAGTTAATTCAAGACCAATAGTCATTATTACTGGAAAGGGGACTCCACCAAGAGCATCAACTTCACCTCTCATAGCAGTAGGAATATATGCTACATCATCCGGATATGTAATTGAAAGGGACGTTAATACAACCGGGACTCTTTTGATATTCCCACGAAATTGACCTTCAGCAGATGTTGATGATGAATTAGATTGAGAATAAGCAGAAAAATATAATATCTCCGGAGGAGCCCCCAGTCTAGATACTAAAGCATTGCTCTGTTGTTTTAATTGATCTAGAGAGTTAGTTTTTAAGGCTCCGGTGTTTTTCACAGCACTGAAAAATTTGGAAACGTCATCTGTATTCTTTTGGTACCCGAAATATGGCATTCTCCACGAACGGAGAATGTTCAATATTTGTATATTGTCACGAGCTTCCGTTGGTGTCCTGGATATCAACTTTGTTGTAGATAGTGAGAATGTTCTAGCTGACGTACCTTTGTATGCTTGAAATGTGGTTGGACCTTGAATTATCTGAATTGGATCATACTCAACTGTTCCTTGTTCATTGATTTGTGGAGATACGTTAAATATTACAACTTTCCGTCCTGTGGCCTCGGATGAATTAACATCTAGTGCGGACACCAATTTAACTTTGAACTCATCTGTTGAAGCAGCCATATATGTTTTCTCTTATCACATCTAATGTATTTATTGGTTGTCTCATTACAGAAACTATTGTATACTTGTAAAGCTATAACTATAAGGAACTCACAAAGCATGAGCGTCAATATCTCTCCAACAACAGAATCAATAACACCTAAAGAAAAAAACACAACAAAACCTCCAAAAGCCGTCAAACCACGTGTTGCTGCAAAACCTCCAAAAGCCGTCAAACCACCTACTGTTGCAAAACCTCCAGCTGTTCGAAATTATATCAACAACAGAGATTTAATGATTCAGGTAAAAGCAAGTAAGCTAAAGGGAGTGATAACAAACGAATTAGCAAAAATGTTCCTCATGTTGACAAAACGATATGGTAAAAAAGGTAATTACGCTAATTACTCATATAATGAAGATATGCAGTCATATGCTTTATTGATGTTGTGTAAAACATGGGCAGCATTTGATGAAAATCGCAGCAACAACCCTTTCGCCTTTTATACCCAATGTGTTAAAAATTCTTTTACGCAATATCTCAATCACGAAAGACGTGTTAGAGACATCAAAGACAAATCTTTGATTGAGCATGGTTTCAATCCCTCATATAATTATATTCTTGAGCACGAAGAAGATTTTCATGAAAAGCGAGAAGCTATGCTTAATGGAAGTTTTGATGATTATAACAGGTCTGTAATCACAACAAGATATGATGGAGACTCACAACCTGGAGAACAAAGCACAGAATCCACTGGAGAGGTTGAAGTTGTCGTAGAGACAGCGGTATTACCGGAAGAATAAATTAATAACGATAATAAGATCCTATTTTTTGAAATGGACAGTCAATGAAAAAATTAAAGAAATCTGCGATGTTTACAGATATCCATTGGGGAGCGAGAAATAATTCAGATCAACACAATAATGATTGCATGAATTATATTGATTGGTTTTGTGAAAATGTCCACAAAGACCCAGACATAGATCATGTTGTGTTTATGGGAGATTGGCACGAGAACAGAAGTGCTCTTAACGTATCAACCTTAAAGTCTTCGTATCATGGTGCTAAGAAGTTAAATGATCTTGGATTGCCTGTATTTTTTCATGTTGGAAATCACGATTTGTATTATAGACACACTCGTGATATCCATTCCGTATTTCACTTATCTTCATTTGAAAATTTTAGAATAATCGACGACCCGATTGTGAGTGAGGAAACTATTATTCCGACGTTATTCTGTCCATATATGTTCCATGAAGAATATACTGAATTAGCAAACTATCTCAAAGTTCCTGTTTGGTATGGACATTTTGAGTTTCAGGGGTTTATTGTTACTGGGTATAACAACATAATGCCTTCTGGACCCAACTCAAACGATTTTAAGGGTCCTAAACAAATTTTTTCAGGACATTTTCACAAACGTCAACATTTTGAAAATGTTACTTACATCGGAAATACATTTCCAACAAATTTTGGGGATGCAGGAGATGCCTCAAGAGGAATGGCAACGTATGATTACATAACAAATCGGGTAGAATTTAAAGATTGGGATCAATGTCCAAAGTTTATCAAAACAACGATTTCAGCGCTTATCGATGGAAAAATTCAAATCCCAACTGAATCCAGAGTTAAATGTTCTGCAGATATCACTCTCACATACGAAGAGATTAATGTGATTCGGCAATCTTTTTTAGATAAGTATAAACTTCGTGAGATGGTGATTGAAGAATCAGAAGAAATTGAGAATGTGATCAGTGGTACAGAAGTAGATGTTAGTGTTACAGATGGAGAATTATTATCGGTGAGTGAAATGATGCTACAATTACTCAACAACATTGACACTGAGCACATTAATAACGAAATGTTAATTGACATCTATAAGTCTCTAAAGGTTTAATAATGAAAATCGAATTTAAAACAATCTCCTTATCAAATTTCATGTCATATGGAAAAGTTAAAACTGTAGTCGATCTACAGAAAACAGGTACGACGTTAATTTTGGGTGAAGACTTGGATAATACAACTAATGGTCAAAGCAGTAACGGCGTTGGTAAAGCGCAACCGTTACATTGTAACATAAAGACGCCGTCTGGGTGGACAACCATGGGTGATATCCAAACTGGTGACGATGTCATAACACCAGACGGTAGTGTCGCAAAGGTCATTGATACATTCCCACAAGAGGGGGTACGACCTACGTATAAAATTCGATTTGGTGATGGCCGAGAAACTGAAGCAGACAGTGAACATTTGTGGTCAGTGTTTTCACCTAGGTGGGGTTCGATTGGAGAACGAGGAACCAAAACCCTAACCACGTTGGAACTAGAACAACTGGTGATGAATCCTAGTTATAACAGAAACTCTTATAAAATTTTTGTCCCACTACCAAAACATGAAGATATTTCAGATGCACAATTACCACTAGACCCATATTTACTAGGTGCTTTGCTGGGAGATGGTAGACTTACGGATAAAACTCCCAAGTTTACTTCTATAGACGCACATATTGTGAATCGCGTTAATGAACAACTGATTACACTAGGACAACACTTACGACTGTTCGGTCGTAACAACACGAAAGACTATGTAGTGTGTAATAACGTTACTCGTTCAAAGGGCAACACACTAAGGTCAATATTGATGAATATAGGAGTGTGGGGTTGTTATAGTTATGAAAAATTTATACCAGACCAATATATGCTCAAAACGTCTCAAATGCAGAAATTGCAACTATTACAGGGTTTACTTGATACAGACGGTACAGTTGGTAAAACACACAACATATCTTTCTCATCCACAAGTTTAAGACTAGCAACAGACGTTCAATATCTTGTTAGGTCGTTGGGTGGAACAGCTAAAATGACCACACGTTTACCATTTTATAAGAATAAGAATAATGAAAGGATTCCTGGACGCCCATCTTTCAACGTAAGTATTAATTATCACACCCCATCTCAACTATTCTCCTTGACTCGAAAAAAAGATCGGGTGACAACAGGACAAACACAATATGCAAACATGGGATTAAGGATAGACTCTATTGATTTTTTAGGAATGCAGAACACAAAGTGTATTATGATCGATCACCCAGATCACTTATACATAACCGACAACTTTATCGTAACTCATAACACAACATTAATGAATGCTCTTACCTATGCAATCTATGATAGACCAATTTCTGATATTAAAGTTGACGATTTGATAAATAATATCAATGGAAAAAATCTTGAAGTTATTGTTGAATTTGAAAAAGGTGGAGTTCAATATAAAATTGAACGAAGAAGAAAGTCTGGAAAGTCTGGAAGAGAAAACTCTGTACACTTTTTTGTTAATGGGGATAATAAAGCTCGGGATAGCGTAAAAAACACAGATCTAGCTATACAAGATGTAATTGGAATGCCATACGATATGTTTGTTCGGATTGTTGTTATATCTGCAAATCATACTCCTTTCTTAGATATGCCTGTGAATTCTCATTATCAAGCCAATCAAACTGACTTTATCGAACGGTTATTCAACCTTACAGTGTTATCTGAACAAGCAGTCATCTTAAAGGAAATGATTAAATCAAATGAAGACTCGATGACGATTCAAAAAGTTCGTATTGAACAATTAGAAAAGGAACACTCGAGATATAACGATCAACTCAAAGTTGCTCAACAGCGAGTTGAAACATGGTCACACACGAATGCTCAAACAATCGTTGACTATGAGAGAAAATTAGAAGAAGCAGAATCAGTTGACGTTGAAGTTGAAAAAAAGTTACATACTGAAGTTACTGAATTGGAAAAACAACTAAAGGATAATATGTTGGAACGGAAGCAGTTGAAAGCTTCTATTCTTCGATGTGAAAAAACTATTAAAGATAGTACACATGAGCTTATCCATTTATCCGATCAAAAGTGTCCATATTGTTTACAACAATTTGCCGATGCTGAATCAAAGATTTCTCAATGCACAGATAATCTAGAAGAAGCAAAAACACTATTAAGTCAATACAGTGAACGGTTAGACGACGCTGACGCCGATGATGAAGATCTATCTACTTTATTAAAGATTAAAAAGAAACAAAAGCAGGTTGATGACATAGAACAATTGGTTGAGATTCACACTCAAAAACAGGTAATTATACAGAAAGTGGAAGATTTAACAAAATCTGTAAACCCTTTCTTGGAGCCTCTCCGAGAATTAGAACAATTGGATATCGATCCAATTGATTATACGAATCTGAATGAGATGAAGAAAACACAAGACCATCAACAGTTCTTGTTAAAGCTTTTAACAAAAAAGGATAGTTTCGTTAGAAAGGCTTTACTTAATAGAAACTTGCCGTTCTTAAACATGAGACTTCATCATTACTTGACTCAGGTTGGGTTAGTTCATCGAGTTGAGTTTACTCATGAAATGACAGCAAAGATTAGTTTATATGGAAGACCTTTAAGTTTTGGAAACTTGTCAAATGGACAACGTGCCCGAGTCAATCTGGCATTATCTTTGGCGTTTAGAGATGTCTTACAAAAATTACACACACCAATTAACATTTGTTTATTAGATGAAGTGCTTGATGTTGGTTTGGATTCTGTGGGGGTTCAATCGTCAGCTAAGATGCTAAAGAAGAAGGCTAGAGATGAAGATCTGAATATTTACATCATTTCTCACCGAGATGAAATTGGAAGCGTTTTTGATAGAACTCTCACCGTTCAGATGAAAGGTGGTTTCAGTAGTATACAAGAAGTAGACACTTTTGACCCAATTGAGTCACTTCAAGAAGAGTAACTGAATTTATAGTCGATACTAAATATATGTTGTATCTTTTTACAAAATAATGTATTATAATTTGAGGGTTAATACCTCACAAACAGTTTTTCAAGGAGAAATAAATGAAACATTTGGTTAAGACAGTAGTAAGTTCGACAGCCATAGCGTTGGTGGCGATATATTTAACTGGGTGTTCACAAACACCCACAAAAGTAGACCCCAATTATGCGTTATACGTATCTTCACAAAGAGACATTAAAATGGCAGAAGCTGCAGCAGATCGACCACTAGTTGACATTGTTGCACGAGAAGGTGAATCAATAGAAATAAAGGGTGTTAAAGAGTTTAGGGTATACGCCCCACAGAATGGTTCACAAAACATGTCAGCTCAAATCACACCATACCAACCTCCAGTTAACCAGAATCTTGAGTTAGCGAAGGCTATTATTGGTGCTGCTGCTCCGATAGGTCAGATATTGGCAGTTGGTAAGGCTGGTTCTAACATGATTGATGCAATTACTAAGGGCAGCACCACTGGTTATCAATATGTACAGGCCCCTGCCCCTAATATAACGATTGGTGGCAATGGTGTGATTGGAAGTGGATCGTTCAGTTCAAGTGACTTGAGTGGTACGGGTACGATTGGTTCTGGTACATATTCATCATTATCTGGAACTGGTGTGTTAGGTGCTGGTACGTTGTCTTCATTAACAGGAACTGGAACAACCGGTACTGGTACATATGCACCAACAGTTACGAATGCTGGTGGAACAAGTGGAACCGGAACGATCACAAACTAAAATCACAACCGTGTTAATAATATAAAGGGGTCCTAGGACCCCTTTTTATCAATCTTCTCAACTAATTCATCCCAGACGGGGATGAATTAGTTGGTCTCTCTTCTAACTTTCATCACAAATACTCTTATACAAATGGAGAACATAAGTTGCATAAGGCATTCACGTTCCGATTAAATCCAACACCAGATCAGGAAACCGCGCTAAAACAGACGGGTGGATCGGTTTGTTGGTTGTGGAACCAAATGTTAAAAGCAAATATTGACAAATATGCTGTTGAAGGGAAAATTTAATTTTCAGTTTGACATTAATGCTGCGATTAATATTCGG